CATATACTGTTATAGATACCCATATATTTTTCATCAAACATTAGGGTTGCACCATCTGTGTTGGTTTGTAAAAGCTTGGATCCTGGAATCATTAAGAGTAGCTCTTCTACTAACATAGTAATCAATAATTGACCATTGATAGTAGTTTGCATAGTATACTGTGGATCAAATAACCATGAATATTCACTATTACTATTACCATAACTTGCATTAGCTGCTTCTTTAAACCCTTCAATAATAGCTATGTCTTTGTCTTGTTTTGGTTTAGCTTTCTCAGCTAACCTTACATCTACAATATCATGTTTATATACTTGAAAGAACTCTGACCCTAAATGGGCCGGATACATTCCATTCATACAAGCTATACTTGGATATAGAGATGCTACATCTAGATCCTTGATAATAATAGTACCTCCTGCTTTATAAATACCAGTTTCTATACACTGATGTATACCACCGGCACCATAGTCAAAGCTATAACCATTAAAATCCATGGTATACTTAAAGTCACTTTTTGTATTAGTGATTATCTTACCCTTTAACATTTCATGAAAGCCTTGAAAATCTATAGACTTAAACTCAATATATGGGAATAAAATATCTTTAATGTTTATACCATTCCTTCTAGTTCTTAGTTGTTTTACTTCATAAGGTTTTCTGCCAGTAGCTTCACAATATAACTTTAGTAATAGCTCACTTCCTAGTTTAGTATTTGAGAAATTATAACAGTTTAACCCATACTTATTTTTAATTCTGTTTCTTACATCAATTAAAGGTTTAGATAAATGTAAAATCTGCTTGGTAGAGACAACATCATTAATACAATAATCTACTACTGTTTGAATTTCTTCTTTTGTAGTAACTAAAGCAGTATGATGTATAGGCATGTCTTGAACATTAGGAGAGTCCATTGAAAATTGGGCCCACTTTAGACTAGTTCTTTTGTTTGCATTATCCCAATGGTTTATCTTAAATACATCTATTTGTTGTATACTAAGTTTCCATTCAGGATAATCCAAGAATTCATTGTTGTTGGATTTCCTAATGACAGATTGAGCCTGCTCATAGATATGTTTTATTATTTCATTAACAGGAAGGTTCTTTAACTTTTTATGATTAACAAGAATAAATTCAGTAATCTGAGAGTCAAAAGCCAAACCATTAAATGATATATGCCATTCTTTATGTTCTTTATTATGCTGTAAGAATTTTACAAAGTCCTCATATTCATTTTGTAACTCATGAATAACAAAGATTTTTTTATCTTCATTCTTCCAATCAATAAATACTGCAACAAAAAGATTTTTCATGGTTTCATAATCCATGACATAGTTTGTTTTTTTGTCCATCTTATTAATATTAATATAAAAAAAAGGGAGCAGATTTCTCTACTCCCTATTAACCGCCATGGTTATATTATGGCATGATGATAGAAGGCTTAGGAGCCTCTACTACAGCACCTTGAAAATGTTGCATATAATCAACCTTATCTGCATTTACTGCAAAGGATTGAACAAATGCTATAATCTCAGCTTGATCAAGAATAAAATATTTCTGAAGTAATTCAGTCATTCTTCTTTCTTGTTTAACTGTAACTTGTTGACCAGTTTCCTCATCAACTTTAGGAGTTTTTCTCATTTCAGCATCTCCATTTTCATTTACTTTAGCAAACATAGCATACTCATTTCTCTTAAATGTAGAGGTAATCTCTAGAGCTTTTTTATCTCTGTTAAATACTACATCTAAGTAAGGGCAATCATTGCTTGCTGGAATCATTCTAAATGTATTAGAATCAGGAGACCAAGGTGCTGTTACTAACAGCATTGTTTTTAAATTTGTCATTTTCTAGTTGGTTTAATTTTCACAAATTAAATCAATTTTGAGGTGAATTCCAAATTTTTTATACTAGTTCTAAGAGTTTCTCTATCAAAATCAACAAGAGAACAAAGTTCCCCTACCTCTTTTAATACAGACTCATTTATCCCTATCATTTCAGAGTACATTTTATAGTACTTTTCAGGATACATATAACTTTCAATATAAGCATAGTTAGAGTTAGTTCTACCGTAAAAGTTTTCTATTCTTCTTTTATAGTCACTACTAAGCTTTGAATATTTACCAGATAAAATGCATTCCCAATCTTTAGAATAGGGGCTAAAATCAAAAACATAAACTCCTTTATTATCTTCAACCTGTTTGAAGTCATAAAAAAGTTTATTACCTAGTAATTTTTCTTTTTCAAACTGTGTAAATTCTGCATCATCTCTAAGATGATAGTGACAGATAAATTTTCTATCACTTAAACTATACTGGTTTTCCCAGCTCAGGTAAGTTTCAATAGGGGTTACACTAGAACCCCTCTTTATTTCCAATAGAGGGTACATAAATACCCTGCTTTTTTGGAAATAGTTTTTGTACAATGATTTTATGGCCATAATTATAAATTTACAAAATTACTTGACTTGTAGCAAAGTTGTAAGGTAAACTATAATTATTATTCTTGTAATGCCAGTACATTTCATTTAATCTATCTGAAAGCTCAAAATCCCATATTTCTAAGGTGGTATCTGATACTTTAAAACAGTATACTTGATTGTACTTATCTATAACTATAAAGTTAAATACAACAGTCCATTCAGGAGTAATAATATGTTTATATACTTCTTTGACAAGTCTTGTGTAAATAGCTGCCTGGATACTGTAGTTATAGAATTTTACAGTTTCTGGGAAGTCTGTAATGGTCTTACCAGTGGTCTTTAAGTCATTGATATAAATAATCTTCTTATCATGATTGATTTGAATACTATCTGCAACACCTTTAAGACCTATGTTATCTATTCCTACTGCATCTGAAGACAGTTCTATTTCATTAAACATGTCTATGTTTTCCATCTCTGATCTGTATAACCCTAGTAATTCACAAACTTTAGTGTCTGCTTTTAATAAGGTTACTGCTTCATTACATCTTTGTAATGTCTCTGAATCTATAAGGTCTCTATTACCTTTAGATTTTAAGAATTCAAAATAACTAATAGTTTCTTCTGTAATAATCTTTGATAGTCTTTGATCATCTGTTTTGAGTGACTGGTGTAAATTGATTTCTTTAAGTATCTCTAGAATCTCCTTATTCATGTCAGTAAGTGCTAAGTCACTGGCTGGTTGAGGATCCATAGCTTTTACTATGCTGTGAATTCTATCAATAACTAATCTTGAGTTGCCTGTTGGGAGAGTTGATGGTAAAAGTATGAAATTTTCATCAAATGAACCATCATTTAATAATAACCCATGGATAACTTTTCCATCAATAAGATGTGAGTCAGTTCTATCTTCTCTTTGTTTAAGGATATAATGATTGTAAAACATCTTTGGTGAATACAATAATTTGTTTAAACCTGAATAACTTATGTTAAAAGGTTTTGAGTAAAACTCCTGCTCTAATTCAGCAGGAGTCTTTGTATTAGGTATTTCTATCATGAATAAAAATTGTTTAAGGTTATTTCTGGTGTAGGTATTTCTGGTATTTCTGGTTCAGGCTCCTGAACTGGTAAAGCTACTACATCATGCTTAGCCATTGCTTTCTCTACCTCATCAGAATGAGTAACTCCGGTTGCTTTAAAGTAGTCAGTTTCACCAGATTGATAAACTTCTTCAATAGCAAAAGGCATAATTAATGCAAGGTTTTCCCTAGTCATTATATCTTTTTTAATAAGAATTTTAACTATATCATCAAAGCTCATATAATCTCTAACAGTTATATCAAAAAACTTTAAAAAACTTTTAAAGTTTATATGATTTTTCATATCAGAGTTATACATTTTATTTTTATAATCTTTAACTAAGAATAGTAAGTAGATAGCAGATTTTAAATAATCACAATTAGCCATAGATTCCATAGCTACTCTATGATTACTATTATCATCACTTTCAAATAAATTCTTCATCCCTTCATAGATTTCTTTATCCATTACAAGTTCTGAATTTAACAGGCTTACCAAAGCAGATTCATCATAAACATTACCATGATTTAATAATGTTAAATAGTCAGCTTCTTGTGTAGAATTTTCAAAATAATAAAAAGTACTATCTGAATCATATTCTATTAATGTTTCATCAAATGGTATAATTTTATCATCATCATCATAGTTCTCAAGATCAGATCTTTCTAAAAATTCATATTTAGGTCCTTTAAAAGCTCCATAATTTTTAATTTGATATATAAAACTACTATTTATAAGTACAAAATTAGCTGGTGAATTTTCTATATCTCTTATAAGTTCAGAAAGTTCATTACCATTATATCTTATTTTAACCTCAGCAAGATATTTTAACATTGCTCTTTTTGTAACAGAACAACCATAATCAAGTTTTTCAAAATAAGAATCTTTTATATTATCTTCATTAGTAAACCATATATTAGCTGTGTCTTTAAACTTTGCTACTGATAAATTGTTGGTTTCACAGAAACCCTTTACCTTAAATCTAGGTATATTACAATCAGGAAATATATATAACCTGTCTTTTGCAACAGGAACATATAAACCTTTAAGAACTTTTAATGAAGGACTTTCATTAAATACTTCTAAACTTTTGTATTCTAAAGTATTAGAATAACTATTATCCTTTATAGGTATCTTCTCTATATAGATACATTGTTCTTTATTGATCATATTTAGTAATTTTTATAGGTTCAACATTTAAAGCTAAGTGCTTATATTTTTCTTTTACAGTTATTACTACATCATAGAAAGTATTAGAACATTGAGTTTCAGTTCTTTCTATAATCTCCTCTTCTAGTTTTTGATAAATCTCAGGAGTTAACCATCCTTGTGTATTAAGAAATTCAGCAAAAGGTCTTTCAGATTTTTGAGATATATGAAATAATCTTGAGTGATCTCTAAAGTTTCTACTAGCTTTAGTTCTTAGATTAACCATTCTATTTGCATACCAAGACTTTCTTGATAATTGCCATATCCAATAAATTGATTTCTCAATGTCACAGGTATTTAAGATTAACTGAGCCATTTTCCAGTCAGCTTCATCATTACTACTTAACATTTTAGCCAATGATTGACCTATTTCTTCATTTAATACAACAGCCTCTCCCTTTACAGGAGAAGCTGTTATTACTTTTTTGTCTTCCATAATTTATTTCATTGCCATTTTAACTACTTCTGCATTTAACATTAATTTCTGAAACTTAGCCTTGTTTGCATTGATTACTTTCTTCACAATGATATATTTTAAGTCATTAGTGAATACTTCACCTGTACAGAACTTAGTTAATCTTTCTGTAACAGCTGGTGTAATTGTGTTGTTCTCTGCATAGTTAGTAGTGAAGTTAATTAACCTTGTGGCTAATACACTTGCAATATCAGCTCTATAATCAGGACCTACACCAATGCAGCTATTTAACTCACCAATGATATAAGATTCATTTTGGTGTAACAACATGTCTTTAGGAGTTACTAACTTATCTAATTTATTATTAATAAATGTAGTAAAGAAAGTACTAAAGTTTGGATTAGTGGTTGCCTCACCTAACTGCTGAATCAATGGTAACTGATCTGCAAAATTATCAATAGACATCAATGAGTTAAAGAACATGGTTACAGTTCTTGCATTGATATCTTCAGCATCCATTAATTCTGGGTGTAATAACAAGAAGTTGATACATCTTGAGTCAATACCAGTCTTCTCTGCATATCTAGCCCAAACATCTACATCAAACTTGAAGTTTACATTAATAACCCTAGTCTTTTGTGCACCATCCATTGCTGATACAGAATAATTACCATTATCAGGATTAGAAGTTAAGATAATCATAGAACCTTTAGGTAAACACCAGTTATTATAACATTGTGTCTCTAATAAGGTCATAGTAGCTTGAATGAATTTCTCACTTGCTCTACTATAATCATCTAATAATAAAATCATTGGTGTTTCTTTACCATGAATCCACTCTGGAGCAGCATGAGTCATTCTCTTTTCTCCTGTTGGTTTAAAACCTCCTTGGATATACTGAGGAATTGCTCCTTCTACTACCCAGCGGATACTGTTATCTTTACCTTTCATCTCATGCTCTTTACATGGATAACCTACTAAGTCAGATACATCTTCTAACTCTGCTAAGTTCTTTCTAACTAATTCCATTCCTAGTTCATTAGCTAATTGCAAGATAGTAGAAGTCTTACCACCACCTGCTTCACCTTCTACATTTACTGCCTGTACAGGTAAACCTTTTTCAGTTAATAACTGATTATTTTTATATATATAATTTAAGAATGATTTTAATTCTTCTGAGTTTAAGCTGATTTTGTTTGTTGTTGACATATACTTTATTTTTTTTATTATTAATTTAATTGAATTTGTAGTCCTTGTAAATCTTCATTTAGACCATTAGATTGACTTGATATTACCCATAGTACTGGACCTCTACATCTATCTGGTGCTGGAGCTTCTCCATCAGTAAGATAAATTAAACAATTATACTTCTTAGTATTTTGGTCATAGTAATCTGTTACTGGGTGAAAGCTAGTGCCTCCTCTACCATGTATTTCAAAATCCTTCTTAGGATCAAATTTACCTATATAAGATATAGAACTATCACATTGAATAATAGTAACATCAGTTCCTGTTCTATTAATATGATATATCTCATTTAAGAATTCTTTTAGTTCATCAGTACTCACTGAGCCTGATGTATCTACAGCTAAAAGAATATGTCTTCTGTGTTTGTGTTTTAAACCTGGATTCTCAATAAATCTGAAATTAGGTTTATGTCTTGACATCTTAGTAAATGTCTTGATGGAACCACCAACAAATCTTCTTAAATATCCTCTCCAATTAAATTTAGGAGGTTCTATTTGAGATAATCTACTAATGATCTCAGCCATCTCTCCAGGGATTGTTCCCCTAGATTTTGTTACTTGATCTACAACTTCTTTTAAGATGTGTTCAGTCTGTGTTTTAATCAACTTCTTAGTTGCTTCATCTAATCCTTCAAACTCTGACCATGTACTATGATCAGGAACATTTACTTCAACTTCACCTTTTCCATTAATACTTACTTGTACTTTAATCTGACCTTCTCCTTCTCCTTCACAATCACCTGCTCCTAGTACTTTATCTAGATTAGGACAAGTTCCTGAGTTTTGTGCAGCCTGCATTAACTTATCATAATAATACTGAGTACCTCTTTTAGGTTCTAAGTTTAGTTCTGGAAAAGTCTCTAGTAACATTGGCCCTGGAGGTAGATGATCTTTATCAATATATTGATTGATCTCAATATCCATAGCAATGTTGGATACTTTTCTATCAGTTAAGTGCTCATAATCTGTAATGTGAAAGAATGCAATATGCAATAGCTCATGTTTTAATAAGCCTATATGCTGTTTTGCTTCTAGTTCATTCCAGAACTCTTCATTAAGATATAACTGATAGTTAACACCTAATCTACTTACACCTGCTGTGGGTACTTTTGTACTCCATTGTTTGTTCAACATAATGAGAAAGAGACCATAAAATGGTTCCTTCAGCATTAGATCTTTACTAGCCTTGGCTAACTCTTCACTTTTGTTTTTCATTATCTTTAACTTTTATAAATTTTAATGTAAACTCTAAATCATCTACAAAGTCAAATGCTTTTTGTAAACCCTCTTTTAAGAACTTACTAAAGTCTGCCAAAAAAAAATTTAAACATTCTTCTTTGTTAGGTTGAGTTTTAATGACCTCAAGTATATGAGCATGTTTGATCATATTATTAGTAGGTTCAAAACCTAAAGATCCATGATAGTCTAGTACTTTTTGGCAATTAGCTTTCCACATAGAATATGAAGCATTAGCGTTTTTTCTTAAAAATAATGTATAGATTAAAGATTTCTTTTGATCTACATTATTAAGACATTCAAAAGCTACTATTTTATCTTCATCATCTCCATTAAACATACTTAGCAAAGTATCATAAGATTCAGTATCTAAAACCAGTTTATCTTTTAGTCCTCTATTTTTAATGTTCTTGTCATCCATGTTGTTTTTGTATTATTTACTATATTATCCATCCATTCCTTTGCTGAAGGAATATAATTATTACAGTCTTCTTTGACATGTTGTTCTCCAATGTATCTTATGTATACTCTTTTACCTACAGAGTTAATCATAAATTTTCCAAAGATTTCTTCCAATTGAAAGATACCTTCAGAGTGGTGCCTAAACATCCTGTGATAGGAGTGACCTACCCAAGCTTTAGTTTCATCAAACCATTCATGATATTTTAAATACTCATCAGGTTCCCCTCCCCACTTTTTTGAGGATGAAATACTATGTGCATATGGATGCATTTTTTTTCTAATTTTAAATTTTAATAAAATAATTTAGTCTTTTGACTGTAATTCCTCTCCTGTTAAAACAAAGTAAAGATTTTGTAGTTGATGGACATACTTAAACTTAAATCTTGCTGATTCAATTGATTTATCTCTATCTGGTTTATACCATATAAAACCATACCCTACAAAATCACAAAAAGCATTTGAGGGAAAGATTGAAAATAAATCATTTAGATTATAGCTTATTGTTCTTGGCATATCATCTCTTCCCCATTTTTTAAAACCAAACTTCAATAACCATTCCTCTGTTAGTGGGATTGGTTCAAGCAATATTTTGTTTTCTTCAAGATTTACTAAATCTTTTGAACTGACCTTGTGTGAAAGTTCTTTAATATTTATAGCTAAAGCAGGAGTGCTCCATTCTACATAATTACCTATTCTTAATTCTTGTGCTTTCATGGTATATTTTTTAATGATCATATGGATGAGACATTAATCTTGAATTAAATTACCTTCATGATGATAATCTTCAGTTTCTGTAATGTAGATATGACTTTCTATACTATAAGTATTTTCTGAAATAAACATATTAAGTACACCATATCCACCATCATTATTCCACCAATCTTCTATATTACTTAAAATATTATCAGCATAATTTCTTAGTTTTTCATGAACTTCTTCATGTTCTTCTTCTATTTTGACAACTTCACCTGCTTTATTATAATAAGTAATATCATCTATATCACCACTGTCTCCTGACCCTGAATATTCAATTTTTACTTCATCTACACCTAAATCTTTAAGTTCTAATATAACTTCACTATTTTTTAAATTACTCATATTATTTTACTTTATAAAATCTACCTAGGATGTTACCATTTAAATAAAGATCATCTTCTAATACACCTGATAAAAACTGATGCTTTACCTCCTGGTAAGTTAATTCAGTTTTGCTATAGCATATTTTAAGTATATATCTTTGGATAACTACACCATCTTTATGTGCTTTCTTAAGTACATCATTACTACTATAGTAGTTTTGATAGGCAGACTTTGTTACTACTTTATATTTTTTAAGTCTCTTATCTGTAGAGATAGCCTTTTTGGCTAGTTTTTTCTTAGTATTAGAAAAGAAGTTCTTCTTTCCTATATAACTAACAGCTTTACCATTAATGATAGCTGACATCTGATATACAAATCCTACAGCACCATCTGGAATATCTTTGTCTTCAAAGACTTTTCCTCCACTAAGTATCCAACTCATTTTTGGTTCATGTTTCTTAACATTTCTACTAACTCTTGTTGCATCATTGCATTTACTTCAGAGAGTATTTCTATTTTTAGTTCTTCAGTTAATGTCTGCAATGGTAAGGTCATTAACCAGTCTTCAAAATCATTCATTATCTCCATCAAAGCGGCTAGGTAATAACTTTGAGATATTAAGCTGAATATATCTAACACTTTTAGGGTATTCTTTAAACCATTTTAATATATCTGTATGTATATTACCATTACTATCTCCACAGTTATGATCAAGATCCTCATTTATAATATCTTGAATATTTGAATATATAGCTTCTTCTTCTGTTTCCCAGATAGAATTATCTGCAGACTTATATGCTTTTATTTGTTGTATTTTCATTGTAAGGCTTGTTTTAATAATGGGGTTAATGTTTGTTTTACTTTTATTATACCATGGTCTTTTATTGAATCACTAAGATCTTTTGACATATCTAATATTACCTGAGGAATATCATATTTGTTTTTATATTTCTTCATAGATTCAATGCCCGGGGCATCATTGTCAAATAGTGTACATATACCTTTATATTTGTGTTTATAAGCACTAATCATATGTTCTGGTATTAATATGTTTTCACTATCAGGAGCTATAGCCTCTGCATTTTTATAACCTAATTTAGTAAAGGCCATGATATCTTTCAATGAACTACATATAATCAAATATGGTACTGTCATAGTCAATTGATCTGAACCTTGGATATAATCTTTAACTTTAATGAATTTGTAATCTTTTACATAGGGGTGATAAATCTTATACAGTGTCCCATCTTTTCTAAAATAGCCATAGCTATTATTACTTTTAATTGTAATCTCTTTAACTTGGTCATCTTCTTCTTTTTTAATAGTGTAATTCAGTAGAGGAGCCACTTTATAAAATTCTAATAATTTAGAACCTATGTGAAACTTAGTCCAGAATTTTTCATCAATGTTAGTCCATGCTCTTTCAGTAAAATCTACTACTTGATACTTAGATTTTTTCTTAAAATCTCTTGCACTATAATCCTCATCATGAGTAAGAATAAACTTACCATAATCTTGCATGATTTTATGAGCAGTTTCACCCCTGGTACTTAGTTTAAATAACTCTTGAACAAGATCTAAAGCATCTCCAGTTTTACCACTAGAGAAATCCTTATACCTATAAACAGTGCTATTAGATAAAAATATATACATTGAGGGATTTTTATCAACAGGATTAAATGCTGATTTTATTTTTACATCTTGACCAGTTAGTTTTTCTGTCAAGTTTAAATAATATTCAAAAACCCATTCTCTGGGTACATCAGTTATAGATGTTATTATTGATTTTGTACTCAGCATAAGTGTAATGTAAAAGGGGAGTTATTAGCTCCCCTTGGTTATTAAAGATCAAAATCTGAACCTCCAGAACCGATAAGATCAGATCCAGAATCCATAGCAGAACCTCCAAGACCTGGAGAAGGGCTTTCTCCAAATTCAGTAACTGTTTCTACTTTCTTCTTTTTAATATGGTCTTCAGGTTTAAACTTTAAAAGTTTACTTGGACTTGCTTCTGCAGATTCCAAAGATATACCTTCTTTACTATACTTAGGTAAAAACAATTCATAACCAGTATAACCACCTTTATTAGTATATTCTTTACCTGCTATACAGAAGTTATAAAATGTACCTTTAAATGGTTTGTCTTTAGCTAAAGCTTTAAAGAATGATTCAATTGTATCATGCTTACCTTCTTGCTTATCTAACCATGCCATGCAACCTGTGTTGATACAGAACTGCTTTAATGCTTTTAACATCTCTTGGTCTCTGTCTACAGGAATACCAGATTTAGTTTCTCCATCTGCAAAAGCCCATTCAGATAATTTAACTGTACCTACTTTACCAGCATGTCTTCCTAACTCAGGCTTATCTTTGTCAATATAGAAACCTTCAAAGTCAGCTCCTAAGTCTTCACCTTCCACATTTAATACAATGTGATAAGCTCCTTCTTTAAACTTGAACTCTTCAAGAGATACATTGTTAATTTTACACAAGTGATTTCCTGGTTCTAATGTTTTTACTACACCTTCTCCACCAACCTTGATGTCTTTTGTACTTAATTTTCCGCTCATTTTATTTATTTTTTATAGGGTTATTTTACTTCTGTTGCTGTTATATTAATTACTTCTGCTATAGTACCATCTTCATTCCTTCTCACATCAGATTCTTTTAAGAATGTATCAGCCATTTCTTCTGCTGTATATAAACCTAATAATAAATCTGCACCTATTCTGTTGGCACCTTTTGCTATACATCTAGCATATAACATTTCTCTTGGCATTCTTTTCCAGTTGTCTTTAGTAGTTAAACCTTGACCTTCTGCATCTTTCCAAGTAAAACTACAAGATTCTTCCATCTCATCTCTTACAAATACAATAGTAGTTCTTCTGTCAATTGGCTTTGTACCATCTGGCTTAGGAGCTATACTATCTACTGACCCATCAGGATATACAAATACACCATCTTCTTTGGTATAAAACTTTACACCACCTTTTCTTAATAGTGCACCTGTAGCTTTTGCTGACAAGCTTAACTTACCTTGAATAGGTATAATGTAGTGAAATGCTTGCATTGTAGGGAATCCTAACTCTTTACCCATCTGGGCAATAGTGAAGGCATCTTCCACAGTTTTAATGTGGGTTGGTAGTTTCTTTGAATCTATCAAAGTACTTAGAAATTGCTTAAGAGCACTTTCTGTTGAGGTTGTTACTTGGTTTTCCATTTATTTGCTTTTTATAATTTCATTTAACCATTCTTTTCTACTCACAGGTTTCTTCAATATAATAGCAGCAAAATCTCTGATAGTCATCTCTGTTATAGGAGCTTCCTTATCTGTTAATATTACTGGGTTACTAAGATCAAAACCACTGTTTTCAATTATTTCTTTTTCTGCATCTGTTTCAATAATCACCTCCTGTTTCTTAACAGTGGAATTATCTTCTTGATTGTATCTCTTGATAACTATTAATTCTGATATTGGAATAAGATATCTTACTTTAGATGGATCAGCATCTTGAGTTCTTTCATATTCTTCTCCAAAATGTGGGTTAAATTTCCACATATACAATGCTCTATCTTCTGCTTCTGGAACAATATCTCTAGTAGTTGCCTCTATAAAAATATCATTACCTCTACTTATTTCACTATGAAAAAAACTTGTATAAAGTTCTGATTTACCACTAGGCTGATAAACCAATTTTCCATATAATGTGGGATTTACTAATCCCATTTTTTCAAATGTTGGCTGATGAAACTCCCTGAGTCTCTTGCCATTTTCTTTTTTGTCTTGCATTACTAACATGATTATATTCTTAATGTTCTGTCTTGTGTTGGAGGTGCGTCAATTGAGTGCAATCTCATTTTATTATACTCTGTTCTAAAGAAAGCTAAACCAGTATCACCATTTCTTGATTTAAGAAAATGCATAGCTAATATTTCAGGATCTCTGTTTACAATATATCTTTCTACACCATAAAATTTAATTTTCTGTTTACCAGGTCTATTAAGTCCTATTAGTGTATCTGCATGCTGAAGTAAAGCATCAGCACCAAATATATCAGATTCAAGAATAAAGTTACCATATTTACCATCTTCATTTCTCTCAGGGCTATCTATATTTCTATTAAGCTGGCTAAGTATGATGAAGGCTATTGGGTATCTTTTTTTCAAGTAAGTAAGAGCTTCACCTAATGAATTTAACATATCATTCTTATCTTTCTCTCCTTTACCTTTCTTTAATAACAAAGAGTGATCTAAAGTAATCATAGTATTAGTATACATTCTTTTAGTAACATCTCCTGTTTTAACTAAAGTAGAGTGTAATAACATATACTCATGAATAATTTCTTTAAATTCTTCTACAGTACATGGTTCTTCTACAATATCAATAGGTCTTTCTTTTATAGCTTTAGCATAAAGTCTACAGTTTTCAAATTCTTCATCAGTAAGTATACCTGTTACCATATCAGCACTACAAAGTTGTTTATAACTTCTACCTATATGACTAGAATATTCTCTGATAATAGAGTTTCTACCTAACATTTCTAATTGAAACTCAAGTACTCTAAATTTTATTTCTGGATTATAAGCAAATGCACCATTAACTATCAAAGTTTTGATAATAGTCTTACCAGTTGCTGGTCTTGCACCAATAACAGTAGTACTATGCCACTCTATACCATCTAATGTTGCATTGTTAAAACTAGGCCAAGGAGTTTTGATACTTGTAATTGTTCCCTCTTTTCTACCTTTTAAATAAGACAAGGATTCATTGAGAGCATCTATTTGAGGCTTCCATTTTATTTGACTCATACTTTTTTTGATTATTGTTTGTTGGTTCTTTTAGCAAATTTAATAAAAAAGGATGATATTTTAAAACACTTTTTCTTTAAATTCATCTTGTTCATAATCTTCACCATTAAGCACTAAGTCACAATAACTTGCCAAATCTGATGCCCAAGACTTATCTTGTTCTTGCTTTCTTATAAAATATTTAGAAGTTCTAGTATATTTATACTTTTTAGCTTCTTCAGCCTCTAAATACATCTGAGTTGCCTTATAAATAGTCTCCCAATCATAAGAATATTCCTCAAAGAACCATCTAAATGCCGGTATTATCTCTTTAATAGGAGCTCTTGCTGCCTTATTACTACCTAACTTGATTCTTGGAAATAAGTTATTATACTTTTCTGCATTAACATCAAAATCTGCACCCATAATAGAGTTATTAGATTTCTTAAGTTGTACAGCAAAATAGGATTCTAGTTTACTAATGAGACTTGCAGCTTTAGGAGTCACTTTACAGACATTTTCTTCCTTAACTATCCATTCATCTATAAGCAGATGCCTGATTTCCTGATGCATGTTTATATCATTAGATACTAAACCATAATTTATACAATAAAGTACATAAAATTGATTAGGTGTCAATTTCTCCTCTGCTATCATGTTGAATAACAACAGAAGGTTCATTTTCTTTTGCGATTTCATTTTTTATTATATTATATACTTTTATTGTTTCCTCATCATTAAATTTCAAATAATTAGTAATAGTTTTTACACCATGTAATATAGTTGAATGATTATATTTAAAGTATCCTGACATAACAGTATAAGTATACCCCATATCATATAATATTTTAAACATTACATGTCTATAAATAATGATATGTTTTAATCTTGTTTTAGATCTTATAGTATAATCAGTATCATAGGTTTTTTGTAAGATATCATTGATTATATTTTCTATAGTAACTAAAGATACTGTTCTAATTTTAGTTTTGCTCAAGGTATAAAGAACTGTTGGATATACACCATAAGTTAAATAAAAATCTTTACAGAATTTACTTACCTCTTCTTTTGCTTGATTTTTTAATTTTTCATCATTTACCATATTATTTTTTCATTAAACTGTTTTTGAACAAGGTCACTTACTTGGTTAAACATATTATTACAATCCCATGAAGGAAGGTCTTTATATGCTGCTGAAGCTGGATGACTTGTGAATATTTTGTAACTACTGTTATCTGGTACAACTTCAGACCATTCTTGTGCTTTCTTACCCATAAATACATATATTAACCCTGGATGATTATAAGTTAAATAATCAAATAGAAATGACATAAAAGGTTTCCATATATCATAATGAGAACCTACCTTATAAATGGTAGTAGTTAATGCACAATTGGTCATTAGGATACCTTGATTTGACCATCTGGCTAAATCTGGGTCCCATAAATGACCATCAGGATATACAGTTTCATCTAATGCCTTAAAGATATATCTTAAAGAAGCTTCTGGTTTACCTATATTACTACAACTAAATGCTATTCCATCTGCAACATATGGTTGAGGATAACTATCCTGTCCCATTATTACTACTTTAAGATTATTTATAGGACATTGTTCAAATGCTCTAAATACTTGTTTTAAAACAGGAGTAAATCTCTTTCCTTCTCTGGCTTCTTCTAGTAACTTATTAAGTACAATGTTAAAATCATCACTAAGAATAAAAGTTTTAAGCTTATCTCCCCAGCCTGATGGTTTTAGGTTTTCATATAATTTAGTTTTTACTTCATCTAAATTAATATTGTCTAGTTTATTCATTTTTTATATATTTACAACATGGAAAAAATTAAGTATGATACTATACCTTCTGATGCACTAATTGATATTCAAGTATCAGGTTCATTCTATAAAAAAATAGTTGAGTTAATAACATCTTTAGGACAATCTGTACCTCAGAAAGAATTTGAAGAAGCTCTTGAAAAACTTAAAACTGATAAACCTCTTGCAAGTTTATTTGAGTACAATATTCATGTATTAATTGCATTAATATATGAAATAGAGAAAAAGGCTGTTGATCAGAAAAAAACTAAGGAAGTAGAAATTGATGCAGAACCTACAAAAGATGTAGATCCTACACAACCTCTTACCTAAAGTTAATTCCTACAAAGTCTCCTCTTTCAATTAAAGTTTGAATAGTTAAACCTAACTCATCTTTAGAACAATCAGCAAATGATCTGCAATATGCTTCACCATCTTTGTCAAAGCATAGACCACTTGCTATCTTGATATCTCTTTCTGTACTTTCAAAAGTTTCACCTGTCTCTTTTGCTAATTCTCTGATACAAGCTTTGACTTTAGCAATCTGTGTAAGAGTACCATTATCTAAGTTAGCATCAAAGAAGGCATGTATAACATGACCTTCTTCTAATGAATTTACAAATAGCTTATATAGTTCAGATTCAGATTCTTTTCTGCATATCAATCTACCATCTACTTTTACTAAGATGGTGCTAAATATAGCTTCCTTACTCATTACTTTTTAGGATTAAGTTTCTTCCATAGAGACTTAGCTTGTTTTAAAGCTTCTTTTTCTGCAGGAGTTTTACTAAATAATGCTTGTCTAGCATCACTATCTTGTTTTGCTGTTGTTGTTTTTTCTTGTGACATTGTTGTTGGTTTTGATTGTTAATTACTCTACATAATATTCATTGAGTTCTCTAACTTCTTCTTTAGCTTCTTCTAGAATCTTATTAAGCATTGCATCTACATCAAATCCCTGATCAACAGGAATTCCAAATCTATTAGCTGCAAAAAACTGATAAGGAAAATAAGCATCAATATTAAGTTCTTCTAGTTTAAAGCCTACCATACCTCCTTGTATAAGAAGCTTGGCTACTTTAATTACTGTGTAGAATTCTCCTTCTACAACCCACTTACTAGTAGGTATATCATTTGGTTTATTTTTAGCATCTATGCACTGAACTCTAAAGGGCAGTTTCACTTCCATCATTTGTATCTTCTGCTGGGTTATAACCTGGGTTCCATTTATAATCTGTAGATTGGCTAGGTACAAAATGACCTGCTTGGTGGGCTACTTCTCTTAATTGTCTATGATAAGTTTCCTCATCATCTTCATGAATAGTTACTGCACCTACATCTTCAGGCATAAAGTCATTATCACAAGAATAAAGAGTTACTTGTGTAAATACTTTTACATCCTCTTTATCATCTGTTTTACTTACAGGGGCTGGTAAAGTCATTATCTTTAACTTTCTACCATCAATTTCTAATGCTGTTGTTGCCATTCTGCAAATATATTAAAATCTTTTAATGGTTACTATGTAAATTGTTTTATTTACAACAGGACTTAAATCAACAGTTACATAACTGATCATAGGGTTTTTAGGAGGTAACATTAATGTTTTAAAAGATACTTCTCTAAGTCCTGCTTTATAATCCCAAACATTTGACCACTTTATAGGTTGATTTAATCCCTTTACATTTGTTTCCAAAGGTCTTAAATGTGATGTCTGCATGAGAGTAATCTCATCTTGTTTATTTATTGCCATATTATTCTATTTTAACTGATAATTGATGTTCTTGTAATGCTTCATAAATAGGTCTTAGTTTGTTATAAGAACCATGTTTAATATCACATTTACCACTATTATGTACTATAAGTGCTATCTGTTCTGCCTGTTCTTTACTATGTTCACAATATAGCATTAAACAGTTAATAACATGAAAGAAATTATTCACATCATCATTGTAAAGTATAATAGCCTTACTAGGCTCTATCATTTCTTTAATTTCAGCATCAAGCTGTGTCTCCTCTATCGGGTCCATTGTTGGTGTTTCCATCTCTTTGTTTTTTAATTACTGCATCTCTTACATCATAAGTTAAATCCATTAACAAATCATATATTTCTTGCTGCTCTTTTGATTCATCTTCACCTTCTTTATAGTTAGTTAGTTTATTTAAACCTTGTTCATAGTCTTTTACAACAGTAAATAACTTTTTAAAATAAAGTTTAAACTCATATCTATGTTCAGGTAAAGTATGAATCAACTCAGATAAGCATCTGACATGTGCAAGCATTAATGTAATATTAAGGGAATCCTCTGGTTTTAAGTTCTGATGGCTCATAAATTATTTAAGTCTCCAAATTCTAGCACTAAGATAAGTCTTTTTTGCATCACCTGAAAATGAACTCTTAATTGTGTAAACTAATTCAGCCTTATTAGTTTTAGCAATATAATTTTTTGCTTGCTGAAAAATATTACCTGCAGCTTTCTTAGAATCAGCTATACTATTAGGTATATATACTGAATCAAGCTTATCAGCTTTTATACTCAACATTTGTTTAGCTAACATGATTACAATCTCTGGTGTAGTTCTAGTACCTGTAAAAGGTACTTGTTGAATCACAAAAGGGTTAGCATCTAAGTCTTGAAAAGCTTCTGTTAAAGTATCCAATAAAACTTTTGATTTAGTTTTTGTAACAGTCTTTGGATACATTTTAGCATATATTGAAGGAGCTTTATATATTGAAGAGTCTTTTCTATTACCAAACTCTCTACCATACTTAATCTTTGCTGCATTAGGTGTACACCCAATAAGTTTTGCAAACCTATCTAGTTCTCCAGATTGACCATATACATTTAACTGTTGTAGATTTTCTTTGTTCCAATTTATTCTTGCCATTGTTTTTTTGTTTTAGGTTTATATATAATTAATTTTTGTTTGATCATAATCTTCTAAGGCTGATTTAACCCAATCTTCATCTATAGTATTCCTATAACATAGTATATGAATCATAGATTTATCATTAGGGTTTAACCTTAGAAGTCTTCCTATTCTTTGTGAGCTTTTTCTTTCATTACCATAAGCATGCATTATTATACCTACTTTAAGGTTTGGTATATTAATACCTTCTGATAGCTGTAGTACACAACTTAATTGGTCTATTGTACCATTTTTAAAATCTTCAAGATTGTATTCAGAGTTAGGGTTATTACTATGATAGCTTTCTATACCAAAACTATCTGCTTGTTCTTGAGTATTAGCAAATAAGATAGTCTTGTCTCCCATTCTATTCAGTAATTCTTTTGCATAAGCTACTTTACTAGGAAAGGCCATTATAGCTTTCATCCTCATAATTCTCATTATTTGAACCTCTTTGCCTGGTCTTGCTTTAGCACATCTTTCTGTCCAGTAATTATAGTTAGCCTTTTCTGATGTGTAGAAGAACTTTGGAGCTTTGCCTGCTTTTACATTATGCCTTGTATCCAAGTCTATCATATGTACCATGATCTCATAGTCATTTAGAATGTTGTCTTCTACTGCCTCATCTGTTACATACTTATAGACTACAGGTATAAATTTTTTGAATAGCTTTCCCTTTTCTGAATAGTCCATTTTTGGTGGGGTACCTGTTAATCCTATTAGGTTGCCTTGATATGCACTTAACCACCATGCATGTGAATTTAAGAGAGAATGAGCCTCATCTAAATATACTGCTTCATAGTCTAAATCTTGTTTTGTTAAAGATAGATAAGTAGTAAAAGTGATATGGGGTATTAAATACTCCATACCAAACTTTTTAGCATCATCTTTCCAAGATTTATATATAGATACTTTGGGTGCAACAACTAGAAAGAATGCATTATCATGGTATAAACTAGCCATGTGTTTTAATCCTACCAAGGTTTTGCCAGTACCTACTGACATTGATATTGTTCCTCTTTTTACATTACTAAGAGCTTTTAAAGCTTCTTCTTGAATAATATTTTTAGTTTTTATCATCTTTTTTATTTAAACCTGTCATATAATTAACTTCAATATCTTTATCTCCATTTAAAGCATTTTTAGCATACTGTAAAGCAGACCTTACTTGTCTATCGTGGGATGTTTCTAATTTACTACTGTTGTGTATGTTTGAAGTGATTCTGAGAGCTTCAATAATGTTTTCAAGTTGAAATTTATATATTATTATTTCTTCCATTAGTCTTGTTTAAATGTTTCTTTATAATAATCTCTTCCTAAATGTTCAAAACTATTCATTCCATAATTCATAGATTTTTGACCTTCAATATGTGTATTGATAATACATTCTTTTTCTTTTACTTGGTAACTGATAAGGTCTACTAAAACTACTTTGAGTATTTTTCTTCCACTTATTGAATCTAAATCAGAATCATACTTTAAATGTTCATTATACTTTTCAATTAATTCTTGAATTGGTGTTTTCATATTAATCTTGTTTTTTTATTTTATAATTTTTATATAGCATATCTGGTTTTTTAAATCTTTTATATATTACTTTATTATTACAATTAAGAGCTTTTGTAATTTCTAATATACTATTATAAATAACTATTTCTTTTGTAATAATATTTTCACATATTATCTTTACTGCATTATGATGATCTGTAGTAGTTATAACACATGGTATATTAGGTCTAAAAAAATAATGATTTTTATATTTGTTATTTTTTAATCTATTTCTATTATTTATAACATTATTTATAATACCAAATCCTTTTTTTAAACCTATATACAACTTCTCTAATTTTTTTCCTGCAGCATTTTCTGAGTCATAACTTCCTACACAATTACATTCTTTATCATAAATAACAACAGGTTTTTTTTGTTCATCATTTTTTCTAGGAATTAGTATACCTTTTTTATACTTATCTTTAAGTGTTTTAGATATTTTTTTTCTAGAACTTAAAGCAGTAACTTGTCTTACCACATCAATTATAATATTATAATCTGGTTTTAAAGTATCAATATAATATTGTTCTTTTTGTGTTAATAAGTCAAAAGAAGTTTCTTCAAGTATTTCAACAGTAAAAGCATTTTTACCATGTTTTATATAACTATTCAATAAATAAGGGTTTTGATGTTTTTTTCTTTCTAAATCAGAGGAATGTCTTTTAAGCCTATGATAAATATTTTTACTACTACCTATATAAAATTTATTGTTTATAGTATTAGTAATACAGTATATTCCACATTTTTTTAAGCCAAAGCTTTTTGGTATAATCATATTTTTTTTTTACAAATATACTAAAAAACTTTGACTTTTGCAAATTACCCCACACTTACTGCTACTGTACCTCTCCTTACTTTACTTAGTTCTTCAAGAGCTTTCTCTTGTATTTCATCTTTTGTCATAGTTCATCAAAATTAGGTCTTATTTCTGTAAAATCCTCTGGGATTTCTTTCATTAAACTAATTCTATCTCTAACCCATGTTCCTACATAATCCATAGAGTGTTCATTACCATGATAGTCTCCACCACCTCTTCCATTTCCATCTGCTGTTAATAATGGTAAAGGATGAATCTTCATATCTCTTACATTCCAGTTTCCAGTTATAGGATTACATTTAGTTTTATCTACAAACTGTTTCTTATCCCAATTAACTAAGTAATGATAGTTCTCAGGTATTGCTTCTATAAGCATATTAAGTTTGTCTTTTTGTTCAGCTAAACTATAAAGATTAAAGCCTTCATTAGGTTCATCATCAGCATAGTCTCCTGCCCATACTATTCTATTACCTGACCATCTACCTCTGTTTCCTTCTCCATCATCTATTAATAGAAACTCTACAGCTTCTACAAATGAATTTCCTATGTAGGAATGTTCCATGAGTTTGGCTCCATTGTCTCCTGAATCAACCCATTCTTTATTGCTTGCATTTACTGCTATATAATATTGTCCGATAATTTCTAAGTTTTAATTGTTTAAGCTTTATTTAAAAATGCTTCTAATTCATCTAGTCTATACTTAGCAACTAAGTCAAAAACTACTTTATTTTTCAACCAGTCTTGTACAGTACCTTCTTCATCTGTAGGTTGCATTACTGTATCATAGTTTAAAGCTTCAAGAATTTCTTTTTTAAAATCTTGATAAAACTTAGGATTGTTTTTTCTTTTGTATAAGCTAAGCTTATATTCTATAACCTCTATTAAATCATCATCACTGATTTCATCAAAGTTTATATCTACATCTGTGTTTATTGTTAAATATCCCATATTTTTTAATTTATTCTTTTTATACTAAATCCTTTTTCCATTGCCCATGTCCTTTTTTCTTCAATGTAATTATGACAACCTCTACATACTGCTAAAAAATTTAATTCATCTATAAGATCTTTTCCTATTTTACCAGCTTTATGATGAATTTCTGTTGCTTGACCTGCACATATTCCTTGAACATGTGCTTCACACATTGGGTGGTTCTGTAGAAAAACTTTTCTTCTTAAAGAATAGAGTTTCTCTTCCAATGATCTTTTCTGGGACCGGGGAGCAATAGGCTTCTTTGTTGGCTTATTTTGTTTATTAGTGGCAACTCCAGTATTTGCACACTTTTTACACAACCTAGTACCACCCCGGCTACTCCAGATAAGAGATTCAAGACCACACTTAGTGCAAATCTTCTTCTTTTGTATCATTATCAGGTTCTTTAATCTCAAGTGTATCTCTTGTTGTTGATTTCTTAGCTATCAATACACCATTTCTAAAAGTTTTACTAAGAACTGTTACAGCAGATCTAATCTCTGTAAGATCATTGTCCTGTTTCATCATCTGTTTAAGCAATGCTTCTTCAGCTTCATTCTCAGGAGCAAAAAGTAATGATACTCCTCCATTTACTATAAATTCTACTTGCATGTTTCTGTTGGTATTAATTGGTTAAAATTCTTAGGTAATAATTTTGTTTCTATAAGTCTAGCTATTACTAATGGTTTACTTATCTTTAATAATTTAAAAGACATGTTATTTATGTGGTCCTCATGACCTGTTGTACCAAAATAATTTACTAAACTTTTTGTTATCTCCATCTCAGGAAACCATCTCACAAAAAAGTCATTTGCTAGTTGATTAGTTACTTCTTGTTTAAGTAAATTTACAACAGTTTGACATTTATTATGAGACTTATTAATTCTTTTTTTCTTTTCTATACTCATCTTTGAGATCTCATCCTGTGAATATATACTCAAGCCATGTAAAGCTCTATTGTATAAAAAATTCTGATAAGAATTGTAGGGATCTTTTTCAAATCTACTTTGTTTTGTTTCCATGTTTCTGTTTATTAAAAATTAAAAAAAAAGGAGCAGGATTATTATCCCACTCCTTATTATTATTTATTTATTTACAATTATAGGTCTGTCATATCTGATTCAACTTCTTCAGATACTTGAGCATAAGCTGCTTTAATATCTTCTGTGTTGTTGTGTGCTACAGAAATATCTTCAGCTGAAGAATTTAATGTATAGAAAGTTTTGCGGTAAACTGGTTGACCATCTTGGCAACATACAATTCCTGTTTTACCTGCAATTTTATAATCTTTCTCAGGGTTATTTACATTGAATGGCTCTAAGCTTTCTTTAAAGATAATTTTACCAGCAATTTCTTGGTTATTTACCCATTTGAAATCTTTTAAGTCTTCAATAGTACCATGGATTAAGGCACTAATATTTCTTTTTCTTACAAATCCATTATCATCAAATGATGATCTTACTTGACTTACTCTGATGTGTCCCCACTCTGGGTTGTTTTTAGAGATTACTACTACTGCTCCTGTTGATTCATCTGCTGTTACTTTTACTTTTGAGTTCATGATTTTTGTTTTTTAGATTGTTAATTGTTAATTGATTTATGAGTCTTGATTAATTAAATGCAAAAAACCAGGAGACTCATCCTGGTTTCAACATATAAACATTAGTGTGATCAGTACTTATGTTTAATTTTCTTCTGTAGTATCTTCTATATTATTTATAGTTTCTACCTCATCTACTGTTAAACTATCTAGAGATATTGTGACTGAAGGTGAAACCTCATCACTATCTAATTCATAGTCTAAAGTAATTTCTTTTTTGATTACTGTTTTCTTTTCATTTCTAATTACTGAATCATGCCAATGTGATGTGGGATAATCACCTATATTCATTCCATTAAGATCTTGGATATCATTATCTGATAAGCTCAAGTATTCTTCTATTGAAAGGTTGATTACTCTCCCATTGGCAAGCTGATAAAGCATTTTAGATTACATTAAAGATTTTCATAAATAGTAAAATTCCTACTATACCTAATCCAATCCATAACTCAGCTTGTCTTTTTTCTAAAGATACTATATCTTCTCTCATTTCTCCAACAGTATCTTCATACTTGTCTAGGTATACAAATTTCTTCTTTTTCTTAAAAGAAGTTCTTTCTTCATTTGAGCCTACTGGGTTATCCCAATGTGTAGACTGTGCTTTTTCATCTCTTGGTGCCATTTTAATTCTTTTTTACAAATATACAAAAATTAGAAAGGAAGAGTATCTTCATCCTTAACTTTTATAGACTCTATTTCATCCAAAACATCTTCTAGGTTTTCTACTTTACTATGGATATATGACTCTGATACATAATACTCTTGCTCAGAAGGTTTATTATCTTTTACAGCTTGGTATTCTATTTTATAAGGTACTTCACCATAAATATCTACCTCATATATTTTACAAGGGATAAGTTCCATATCTTTTGTACCTGGTAAGGCCAAAGTGGCTTCCTTATCTACTCTCCAAGTAGCTAAATTACTATAATGTACATATATCCACTCTCCTGTTTTATACTTAAAGTCAGGATAAATACCTAGTAAAGCTTTGTAGATTTGTTCCATGCTGGTTCTCTCTTTACAGATATGACCAACCAGTAGGTCAATGAACCTGCTAGCCTTTGGCATAACAATATTCTTTCTTAACATCTCCTTGATATCACTATCTGTGATTTCTACATTTATCTTTTTAAGACCCATTATCTAGTGGTTTAGTGATTTCTAATAACTTATTAGTTTCATCTTTTAATTTCATGTACTCATAAGTATGATCTCCTTGGGCATTGGTAGCACCTATCTTATTCTCAATCATATCAAGCTCTATTTCTTTGATATTTCTGATGATTTGCTCTACTAACTCTTTTTTAGTGTAATTTTCTCTATCTATCATCCTAGTTCTTTTGCTTCAAATTTGCTAATATACTCTTTCATCTCTTCAATGTACTTGTAGGTAGAGGAGTCCTCAACTTCTCCACTCAACAATCCTCCTGCTACAAGCTTTTTGTGAGTTTCTCTAAACTGTTTGAACAAGAATTTAATAGTTATAAGAGCATTGTTCTTAGCATTATTCATATCATAATGAGCATAGGTCTTATAGTTTTCAATATAATGTAATCTCATAATATCATGAGCTTGTTCTGTAGCTGTTAGTGTTTTATTTAATTCCATTTAATTCTATTATAGTTTTTATATCAGTAGAACTTTTTCTTTTAGTAAATGTATGTCTTATATTTTTTACAATATACTTACCTCTTGAAACTGTTGCTTCAGGATAAACTTCTTCAAATAGTAAAATTTCACCAATATTTACTTTAGGAAAAGATTCATTACTATAAGAATAAATCTCATTACCATTACATATTAATTTTATCATATTTTCTATTCTTTTGGTTTATCATCAACATATTTAGATATATTATACAATATATCATTAAACAAGTTATAATCTTCTTCACTTATATGTCTCCAGTTAAGTAAAGCTCCATAAGCAGGATTTCTTCTAAGCTTTGTTATTGATATAAAAGGATGTTCAGTATCTACCCTGTCTATTGTCATCTCACCCCATTTAAGTGACATCCAATAATATTTTTTATCTTCCATATTTTAGTAGTTTATTAATAACTGTTTAATTAATCCTACAGCAGTAGCTTTATAAAACACCCATCTTAATGCTTTTAAATCAGCAATAGTAATACAGTTTATATTAATATCTATGTTTTCTCCAGCAACATGAGGTGTTGCTTTTATAAGTTTTATTTGATAGTTATCATCAATGCCATAGTCTTTGCTTAAAAATAATACAAAGTAAGGATCATTTTTATCTATATATCTCATGGTTGTTTCATCAAAATTCCAACCATTTTCTAGTAAGTTTTCATGTGTAATTTTCATTATAATTTAGCTTTTTGTTTAAAGTGATTAAATACCCCTGGTATATGTTTCTTGTAATAAGGTTGTGTATCCATGCACCATTTCTTAAGTTCTTCTTTAGATTGAAAAGGTTTTTGCCAAGATCCACCAGCCATTACTAGTTCAAACATAGGCTCTAGGTCATCTATAAAATTCTGTACTGTCCATCCTTCCCAGACATGTTTGTTATTATCCATAATTTAAGTTTTAAATTTCATCATCTCCTTCTTTAAGCATTCTCATCATCTTATCTCTTTCTTCAATAGACTCTAGTCTACCTTTATTTAATTCAATGATACATTCACCACCAAGTTCTAAATCTAACTCAATCTCATCTAATAGTTTGATTATATTGTTTAATTTACTTGCTAATGGCTTTGTACTTGCCTGTTCACTTAGTCTTTTGTGAACATACTTTGCAGCTTCTTTATCCTGCACTAACTTTTTTAAGTTTACATTCATAATTTTAAAGTTTTTTGGTTTTTAATCCTAGGTCTCTTGAATTTTTGTTAAAATTATTTAATATAGATAATCTAATAGACAGCATATCTTCATATAATTTTAATTCTTCTGGTGTAAATATTCTTTTATCTACTGGATAAGTACTACCAGCTAATTGAAATTTTAACCAATTTCTTTTTTGAGCTAATTCTTGCTTATTCATAATATTAAAGTTGGTTAGTGGTTCCACATGGACTCGAACCATGAATACAAGCTTAGAAGGCTAGTGTTATATCCCTTTAACTATAGAACCAATGTATTAAGTGAAAGGTTAATGCACAAAAAGGTACATGACTACCTACCAAACATTAACCTAACACTCAATAAGGCCTGGGTGTGCAAATAGAAAAAACTATCACATAAAATCTACCTGCCTTTTTACACCCAGAATGCTTTTTAATAACCTTTTACCATAATAAGATTTTACAAATATATTATATTTTCTTAAATGTTCTATCTGAACTCTTTTATAGTTAGGGGTTGCCACTGTGGTTTTCTCTACTGATTTAACCATGATAAAAATGCCTATACATAATAACAGCTAATATAATAAAGCATGTTATTGCATCCATTCTAACAATATCAAGAGTTCTCTCATAACTACTGTTCTTCTTAAAAATCCATGATAAACATCCTACTATGAATAAAACCATAAATAATATAAACTGACTAGAAGCTAACACACCAATCACTGACCAAATAGTGTAGAAAAATCCTACTAATATTAAAGGTTTAAGGGTTATTAAACTTCCATCTTGCATATCACTTTTCTTAAAAGAATTTACTAAGTCAGCAGGGTTAATTGCTACATATGCTTCATATACAAGGAATACTATTCCTATTAAAAAATATGCTGTTACCATTTTCCTGAGTTTGTTATACAATATCTACTTCCTACATGGGCATTCATCCAGTCTCCAGCACTTAGCACAAACTCTTTGTTGTTACTACTGCATTCATTCTTAATTACTACACTATAGTTCTGTACATTATCTGATTGTACTATACCACAGTTACAAGGACCTTCATCTTTTTTCTTCTTGCAGGAACCTAATAAGGCTACAACTGCTATTGCTAATACTATTTTTTTCATGTTATTTGTTTTTAAAGTTTATAGGTATACTCCTTAATGTTTGGTCTGGGTGGCTCATAGGATACATAACTCTCATCTTACTAAATAAATCAGCTTTTTCTAATCCATTACCTAAATTAATAGCAGCTTTTATAAGCAACATTCTTTCTTGTCTTGCTTTTTTGTTTAGTTGATGATATTCCCCATGAAACTTGTCTATATCTTCTATGTAATTTCTTACAAAAATCTTTACTTGCTGGGTCATATTATTTTTTTCTGCAGATTTCTATTAGTTTATCTAAACAAGCACTTTCTGCTTCTTCATATGTATCATATACAGTATGATCATAATCAGTACCATTATGTATAAATAATCCATAAAAAGCAGGATATTCAGATTTAATATACCAACATGTAGCATATTGATTACGTAACCATCTAAATGCTTGTGAATAGGTTGGAGCTTCTTCAGGTTTGTTTTTTTCAATATATCGAAAACTTAAACAAGGTTCATCAAAACCTAATTCTTTAAGAGCTAGTGCTTGGTTGTGTTTTGTAAAATCTTTATTCATGTTATTTTATATTAGTTAGTGGGTAAGAGTTTAAGATTACATCTTTTGTTAAAAAATCTTTTTCAACCTCCATATCTACTATTTCAGCAGCTTCTTTAAGGGCAGCTTCAACATGTAGTTTAGCAAATTCAATCATTAAATTATAAACTTCCTGATAATTAGCTTCTGCTAAAATAGTTTTAAAGTCTTCTTCTTGACTCCAAGCAAATTCTTCTGCTGTTGGTATTTTATTTTCCATGTTATTTGTTTATGTTATTAACCATGATTATAATTACAATAGCATGAAGTAGTTGATCAAATCCAAACACAACCCAATGCCATTTATTAGCAGGAGATTGTAATGCAGGAAACCAACCATTCATCCTACCTTTCCATATATCAATTAGAAAGTGTGTGATTAACTGAAACCCCATCAATAAGATTGTGTTTGAGATCCCAATACATCCTAAAAATATACCCATCAATAAAGTGTGCACCATTGCATGAGTTAAAATAGGAATAAAAGGTTTACCTAATCTTTTTGCATTAAGCATCCAACCAGTTGATAAGTGTGTGTAATCTGCTAAAAAATGGCATATAAATAGCCCTATTAAAATTGTTGTTTGTGTCATATTAGTCTTGTTTATGTTTGTTAATAAAATCCTTCCACTGGTTACCTGTCCAGTCAAGGCTTGTTAGTCCTGTAGGAATAAGCTTACCATTCATTGCTAAGTCCCATTGCTTTCCCCATTTTACAGGCCAACCTGCTGGTAAGTCTTCATCAAGAATGACTCTTCTTACCAACCTACTAGACTTTAATGGAGTGTTCATAGGAGTGTTCCATATCTTAGTCATATCTTAGGTTCTCCACAATCATTACAGGTTTTTACTATTATAAAGTAATCACCTTGGTTATACAACTTGTTAGCCTCCTCAAGAGTCTGAGGTTTAACATACTTACTAGGTTTAAGATATGTTCTCCATACTGGTTTCTCCTGTTTACAGAAGTCACACTTATCATATTCTATACATCCACTCATAGTTAATAATGTTTAAGTTCTGGGTACTCTATTACCTTTACAAATCTCTTGTCTGTTTTATAGTGATGTTCTAATACTTCTAGAAGTAACTCTTCTTTAGTGTCTTTGCAGTAGAGTATATCTACACTATCTCCAAAACCAGCCATCTGAGAGTAGCTTATGTATTTCCACCCAAGCCAAGTCTTTTTTTGTATAAGATAGTCTGATGGTATTTTACCTCTTTTAATAAATCTGATTTTTATTGTTTTCATTCTCTACAGGTTTAAGTGTACATACATGACCATCACTCCATTTAATACCTGGAGGAGATGTTAATTCTGGTGAGCTGTACTTGGTACCACACTCACTACATATAAAGTTATTCATCATAATAAAGGTATTATATGGTTATTAATTGCTATTTGAGAGCTGTCTATAATATGACACATTCTTTTAAGTTCTTTGCATGCTTGCAGTATTTTACCAGAACCTCCAAATGGGTCTAATACCCAGTCTCCTATTTTAGTAGCTTGTTCTACTAAGGTTCTGATCATAGGATATGGTTTTGCAGAGGGATATTCTTTAAGATTTGGTATTTCTTGAAAGTCAATCACCCATTGGCTAAGGTTATCTACCTGTCCACTTTTACTAAACACATAAATATGTTCAGGAGGCATAAGGTATTTACCCATGTTCATTCTGTTACCAGTACTCCAAAGCTTTGTATAAGATCCTGTTCTGTTACACATCTTTAAAGATGATTTACTGAACTCTTTCATATATCTATCATGAGCAGGCTTACTGGTTTTTCCTGAGGTAAACATGAATAATAATGGACTATTGTCCTCCTTGAGTAATGTCTCAAGCTTAGTTATAAGATCTCCAAATTGGGTAGGAGATATTTTATCACAGGAGAATAGGTCTCTATTACCACCTTTTTGGCCGGCAGCATCATAGGGTATATCTAAGAAGATAAAATCAAATAAATCACCCTGGCTAATCATGTCATCTACTATTTGCATAGTATCTCCATGTTGAACAATAGCTTCTGATGAGATATATAATCCTTTATCTAGTTTAGTGATACCTTTACCTACATTCTCATATACTCTACCTCTAATTGTTGTTTGAGCAATGTCAGGAAACTTTGTATAAAGCTCCCTCATACTCATCTGTTGACTAGTACTTTTAAGTACTTCAAGTATTCTTTGTCTTAAGCTCATATTAGTCTTGTTTTTTAGTTGGTGGATTATAGTTCTCTGCTAACCAGCACTCAATCATAAGTGGTGGTGCTCCCATAGGTACTTTTTGAGCATCTCTATAGAACTCTCTGATTATTTCTTCCCAGGCTTGTTCTCTTAATTGGTCAAGTCTAGTAGGATATGCAGGTTCATCAAACTCAGGCATTGGTTTAAAGTTTACAGTTATATCACCTTCCTTCATGGTTAACCAGGAAGCATTAACTAAATACTCCTTACTTACAAGTTTAGCATATTTGTTAATGCTGTTGCTAGGAAAGTCTACAATCTCAAATTCTACTTCTAGCCCTTCATTAGAGTCATACAACATTAATCCATCTATATGACCATTGTCTATTAGAGGTAGTATTCTTACTCTTATGCTGCCATGATAAAGCTCATCTTTAACATGGTACCATACCTGCCAACCATTTTCTGTTTTATGCAGTGTTCCTTTCATATTAGTCTTCTTTGTTTATTAAATCTCTAACTACATGCACATAAATAGCATCAGTCTTCTTAGTAAAGTAGGCAGCGGAGCCAAAGTCAAAGCTGAAGGCCCACACATAGTCTGAACTGTACTCCAAACTAGTCCAATAGTAGTCTCCATCAATTAATTTATCTTTATAAATCATAAAACACTCTTCAATAGTTGGTAATCTCCAACCATTTCCAAGCTTTTTAACAGCTTTAACAGCTTTATCCCAAGTCATTTCTCCTAAACTATCTGGGTATAACTCAAAGTGATAATGCTTATCAACTATTTTAGATTGTTTAATCACAGGTGTATATTCCACACCATCTATTATTATGTTTTTCATTAGTCTTTGTTTAGTGAGTTAATACCTATACTTGGAATGATTATTTTGTAA